GCCGCTCGTAAAAACCTGAGTCGTCGGCGTCGTATTCAAATCCTCCGCGCGCGGCGTGATGAAAACCTGGGCCGTGCCGGAGAGGCTGATGGCTGCATTGCCGTTCGTGGATCTATTGACGGCGCGGGTCAGCGTCGTGCCTGCCGACGTATAGGTGCCCGTTCCGATCTCCGAATTCGCACCATCGGCAACGGCGTAGGAAACGACATCCCCATTGCTGACGCCGGCGCCAGCAAAGGTGAGAAACCCAGGTACCGCCGACCCGAGCGTGATCGTTCCCGTGCCGACCGTCGCCGTGCTCATTCGGGCGAGGTTATAAAGCTTGCCCATTTACGTGAGCTGCAATACGCCGTTGGCGGCGTCGAATTGCACCTGGAAGCTGTTTCCCGCCGTCACGGTCAGATTGGTCCCGTAGTCGTACCAGCCGATCAGGTTGCCGCTTGCCGGCGTCGAATTGTAGAGCACGCAATAGCGGAACGGCCCGATCGCGCCGGGCGTGGCCGTGTAGGTCACGTTGTTGAGCTTGAGCGCATAGGTCCCGCCGGTCTGCGACGACGACACCAGCGTGGCCTGCGTGCCGCCCGCCGTATAGCCGTTGCCGGCCGCGATCTCGGTGATGTCGGCCTTGACCGCATTGGTGGCGACCGGCGCGGTGTTGGTCAGCATCACCTTGAGGGTATCGGCGCCCAGATTATGGACCTTGTTCGCGACATCCGCCACGAAAGCGTTGAACTTGTTGAATGTGGCCATGCCTTATTCCTTGGTTGCTTGTCGTCTCATACCCATCGTTCTCTCGGCACGATCCTTCCACGTCGTCACGGCCGGGCTTGTCCCGGCCATCCACGTCTTTGGTGCCAACGGTTTAAGGCGTGGATGCCCGGGACAAGCCCGGGCATGACGAGTCAGAATTCGTGACCGCGCGTCTCAGCCCATCGGCTCGACATGCGAGACGCGCCCGGCCGCATCGCGCACGACCCGCATGCCCTTCGGGTGCGGCGGCGCATGGGCCTGTGCGCTGGCTTGCGCCAGCGCGCCCAGGATCTTCTCGAGGTCGAGCGCGCGCGGCTGCCCGTCCGGGCCCGGCTGCGCGGCGAGCTCGGCGGCCCGCGCCGCCATCATCATGGTGTGCTCGCGCAGCTTGAGATCGTGCTCGAGCAACGCCATGCGCTGCTGGTGCTCGAATTTCTGCTGCGCGAGGGCGGCATCGGCCTGCATCTTGGCGGCCTCATGCTGGGTATCGGCCTGCTGTTTCGCGGCCGTGAGCTGCAGCTCCTGCTGCGACTGCGCCGCATGCGCCTGCGCCTTGATCATCTCGGGGTCGGGGCGCGCCTGCGGGGCGGGTTGCGTGGCCGGATCAGTGAAGAACTGATCGACGTTGGGCAGGCCGACGAGCCGGGTCGCCTGCTTGGCGGCGTTGTAGAGGTTCTGGTCGGTGACCAGATTGCTCTTGCCCGCCACCAAGGCTTCCCGCTGCAAGGCGATGATCGACATGATATGCGCGAGCTGCTCGCTCTTGCCGCCGCTTCCGAGGCCGACATGCACCGTCATGTCGTTGCGGGTTTTCCATTCGCGCGGATCGACGGTCGCCCACTCGTTGCGCAGCCGGAAGGTCTGCGCCTGGTCGCCGTGCTTGCGGATGGTGGCGTGGACCAGCCGGAAAAGATCGCGGATGCCGGTCTCGGCGAAGATGCGCGCGATCAGCCGCATGCGGGCCTGCGCGGCGGTGAACACCTGGTTGACCGCGGTCGCGCTCTGGTTCAGCAGGCTGTTGGCGTCGATGCCCTGCCCCTGACGGGTGACGCCGGTGCGGAATTCGCGCGTCGCGTCCATGTATTCCATCACCGGAAAGACCTGGCCGGCGATGCTCGGCACCTGCTGCCAGTTGAGGCCGCCGGGCTGCCGCGTCCGCACGATGCCGCCCGGGCGCGACACCAGGAGATCGTCGAGGGTCTCGGGCGAGGCAAACTGCTCGGCCACCTCCACCCGCGGGTTGTTGGCGAGGTAGGCGTTGTCCAGCATGCTGCGCAGCAAGGCCGTCTTGATGCGCTGGATATCCATCACCAGGTCGGCGATCGAGCGGCCGAAAAAGCGGTGCGTCACGATCACCGGCGTCATGGCGGCGAACGGGATCTCGTCGATCGGGCGGATATCGGGCTTGCCGTCCTTGGTGAGGATGTCGCCCTGGCTGCCGCCGCTGGTCACCTGATAGAGGCCGGCCTTGCCGTTGCCCTCATAATCCATCCGCACATAATGCTCGGTGACCTCGATGCGCCGCGCCGCCTTGTTGCTCTCGTCGCCGGTGTATTGATATTCGCTGACGGTGTCGCGCCGCACTTCCTCGGTGTTGGTGATGGCCGAATAGGCCGGCAGCGCGTCGACCTGGGCCTTGTCGTAGCCCTGGGCGATCAGCTTGGCGGGCGTGAGCAGGACCTTGTGGAACGCATAGTCGCAATCGCGCAGCGAGCGCGCGTTGCGGCTGATGCCGAACTCCTCGGGCGGCACCGGCTCGATCTTGACGCCGGCGGCGCTTCTGGCGCGCACGCATTCGACGTCGTGCAGCATCGACAGGCCTTCGAGCGTCTCGTCGCCTTCCGGCGGCGCGACCGCCGGCCGCGCGCTGTGCCCCACGATCTCGATATCGGGATCGGCCGCCAGGATCGCGTAGCCGTCGTCGGGCAGATCGTAATAGGTCTCGCGTTCCTCCAGGCTGCGCTCCTCCCACCACACCTTGACGACGCCCACCTTGGAAAGCAGCGCGTCCTTGATGAAGGAATAGAGGATCAGGAATCCCGGATTGGCCTGCATGAAGACGTGGTTGACGTAGTCGGTCTCCTGCTCGGCGGCGGCGACGTCCTCCGGGCCGACCGGCTCGAAGCGCACGACCTCGTCGCCGCCGCCGAAGATTTCCATCAGCGAGGGCATCAGGCCCTCGATGGTGTCGGCGACGTCGGTCGACACCGCGCGCGAGCGGCCCTCGGGCGACGGCATGTCGTGCGTCATGTCGCCGAGGTAATAATCCATCGCGTCGGCGCGCTCGCTCGACAGCTTCGAGGACGAGACCGCGGCCAGCGCGTCCGCGCGCTCGGAGGCCAGCATGGCCTTGAGATCGGAAAGCGACATTTTGGGCATGGGCAAATTGGCTCTATAGTTGCGATGTTGTGCGCGGGCGCTGGTCCCGCCTGACTCGAAGACCTCATGGTGAGGAGCGGCGCGCAGCGCCTCGTCTCGAGCTATGGGCCCGGATACCGGTCGGGCGATGCGTTCCTTTGGCTGAAACGCAAAGCGCCCGCGCGGCTTCCCGGCGGGCGTAGCTATGGCTCTTTCCGTACGTGGCGTGGCCGTCAAAAAGCAGAGTGCCAAGGCTACCGATCGCGCGTGGGATGTCCGGGCTTCTTTTTCCGACAGGCCTTATGGTTGCGTGGTTTTATATATTGCGCGTCGGTCTACGCACCGCGCGTTTCCTGAAGTGAAATGGCAGCGTGAGAATGTTCTCCGGATCGATCACCATGCTACCGTCCAAGGTCCTGTAGGGATCCGGATTTCGGGCGATGATCCCTGGATCCACGTTGAAAAACTCTGAGTCTTCATAGAATTGATCTGGTTTGTCCCATTCGTTGTACCCGTCCGGCGGAATAGGCGGCCCCAATGGTGCGCTCTCGATCGAATCCGGCGGCTTCGGGCTCTTTCGCGGTACTGCCGGCGGTTGCTCTTGCGGCGGTCGCTCCGGCCGTAACGGATCTCTGCTTGGTTGGCCGAAGTGCCACATGACGAAATCATACGCGCGCTTGGCGTCCGCCAGCATCTGCCGGTAACGATCGTCAACGGCAGGATCAGGACCACGATCCGGCCCGAGCTGTGACGGCGCGCCAAAGGACGTGTCGGGCAGCGCCGACGACGGCCATGACGCCATCGCATCGGGCGCAATATAGTCCGGGATGAATGCGGTGGCTTGCCATGGGGCGGGGGCACGGCGCACCGACCAGCCAGAATCGGGTCGTGAATTGACGGGCGGAATGAACGGCTGCGTCGGCCAAAGGCTGGCCGGCAGCAAATCCCAAATGGTCGGCATAGGATCGCTCGCAGTTTGATGAGGGGGTGGAAGAACGCGCTGAAACGTAAAGCGCCCGCTCGGCTTCCCGGCGGGCGCAATTCCAACTGTGGATTTTCTCCTACACGACCTGGAGGCGTTCGTCAAAAAAACGCCTGTCAAGAGTCAATTGCCTGATGGCGAAAGATCGGACGACGATTCCGGACGCGCGGAGGAGCCTGCAACCGCGCGGACCTGGCCACACGGACCTATTCCGACTAACGCACCTACGGTACAATACGATTTACGCATTGTCGCCGAATCAGGTGCGAGTATCGGAGACGGCGAATATCCTGCGGTGGAGCCCATGAAGGCAAAACGCACAGTCCTCTGCATCCTGACGCTGGCCGCGGTCATTGGTTTCGCCCGTGCGGAGGAAGGCGGAACGAAGATGAGGATTACGCCGCTGACCCCATGGGGATCTCCGATCGGCGATGGCTTTTCAATTCCATGTGCGGGGTCTCGCTGCCGTGGCCCTTGGCGGCTCAACGTTTCGGGCGTGCCGTATCGGTTCGAGGTGATGGCATTATTTGCTCCGGGCAGGGCTATCATCGCGCTCGAGCCGGTTCCAAATGAATCGGGTCGGGTTATTTTCCTCTCTCAGAACGCCAGGGATCCGATAGTTCTTCCCACCGATCGGCGTGGCGCTGCCAGCAAGACAGTCGCCCTGACCGAGGTTTCCGAAGCGGAGACGCGCTCGGTCATTAAACATCCGGTTTTACGCGTGGGGACACTTGCGCGGATTCGCATCGACGTGGTTGGACCGCAGAGCGAATGAACTTTGCCCCATGCGGGGCTGATGGCTCCGCAAGCCACGCTTCCCACATGCAAAGCGTTCGTTCGCGGTGAAGGCAAAGCCATCGGCGTCTCCGTCGGCGTCGCGATTAGCAGCTCGCAAAGAGACCGGAAGAGACATGGCGTGGCCAACCCGAGACCTTGCCGAGATTTTGCCATTTTACCCAGAAACCATTGTTTGGCCGTCCATCGCCCAGCCGATTGAACGGCGGGGGCTAACATCATGATCTCGAATTTGGCGCGTTGTCTCGTCCTGCTTTTTTTACTTTGCGCGCACGCAACCTCGGCGGCGACTTTATCCGAGGAGCCGGCCTTGCCGCGTTGTCGGCCTATGGCCGAGACCCGGACTCCCATTCCGCTCTGGCGCGAGGATCTGTCGGGCATTCGCCAGTTCATGGCCGCGCGGCCGCTCAATGCCGACACGATCGTCTACATCTCCTATACGGCGTCGATACAAGAGGTCGATGTCGAGGAGGCGGGTGTCGCCTATTTGGTTGCGCTACGAACCGGAAAAGGCGATCCCGACGCAGGCGATCTGAAGGTCATATTTCGGGGCCAGCCTCAAAGCGCTCAGGGCGATGTCAATTTCTCCGGCTTTTACGCCCTCCAACCCGAGCTCACCACAGCGGCCGAAATCACCTTCCGCCGCCTCGACACTTTCGACATCGTGTCATCGAGACGCTACTGCCTCGGGGGTCATATTCCAGCCCCTCATTTCGGCCAGGGCATCCAGCTTTCCGGGCAAGGTAAGTTCCTGCCGTCGTGCCGGCGCTTGAATGAAACACGTATTCCCATTCCGCTCTGGCATCCGAAACTCACAGGCGAGGGCCGGCTGCCCTCTTTGCCACCGACGGGAGACGGTAGAGCGGTTTACATCTCGTTCGATGCGCCGAAAAAGCGTTGCGATAATGATCCGAACACGCTTTTGGCCTTCCCGGTGGCAAGGAAGGTGAGTGATCGGCTGGGCGTGGACGGTCTCGCGGTGAATTTTCGCGGCAACAACGAGCCGTTCGATGGCGGATGCCGGTTCGACGGATTTTTCCTGAATGAACCGGTGTACGGCATGCACGCCGGGGCGATCGAAACGTATTTTGGCGCGATCGATAAGGGCCGTGTCGTATCGACGGGCCAATACTGCCTTGCGCGGCCGAACACTGCGGCGCCCGCTATTTCGAGGCCGCGCGTGACTGCGCGGGCAATGATGGCCCGTTAGAGTCTTTCGGTCCGGCGACGCACTGTCTCGGCGCCCTCAAGGCAAAACGAACGTCAGTGGGGCGCCGTAACGACACCCTGACGCCCACACCGAGACCGGCGAAAGCGGGCATTGAATTACGGCGATGCATTTGAGGGTCAACGACGTCCTCGCCGCGCCCCCGGGCCGTTTTCGATCACATCATCAGCCCACGATCTCAGAAGAACACGCTGAAACGTAAAGCGCCCGCTCGGCTTTCCCGGCGGGCGCAATTCCAACTATGGATTTTCTCCTACACCACGCGAGCGCGGCCGTCAAAAAAATGCCTGTCAAGACTCTTGTTCGCGTTGGCTCAAAAATTTCCGCCGGACTAGATCGCGCGCGCCAACGGAGGTCCTGCTGCCCCCGAGCCATCGCCCGTCTGCGGGCTGAAACGCAAAGCGCCCGCTCGGCTTCCGGGCGGGCGCAATTCCAACTGTGGATTTTCTCCTAGCACGGCCGGCG